CGCCACGATCTGGATCTCGGGCGGCTCGGCCGATCAGAATTATTCCCTGTTGAACCGGATCACGACCGTCGGTGGGCGCACGCGCGAACAGACGTGCACGCTAAGGGTCAGCGCAAAATGAACATGGGTGGAAGATGAGTGTGGTTCGGCACGGGCTGCATGATCTGCGGTATGAGCCGCGCGGTCGTCGTCTGCCGCCGCGGCCTGATCCGCAAGTAGGTGAGCCGCCGCTCGCGGGCGCATCGATCAAAGCGCTCAACCATTCGTTCGCGCGCACGCTCGAGACGCACCTTGGCGAAACCGTCAACGTCAAGGGAATGGGTGCGCTCGGAAACGGAAGCGCCGACGATACGCAAAAGATACAGGATGCGATCGATCTTGCGTTCGGTCCTACCGATAACCCGCATGGTTATGGTGGCGGCGAGCTTGCGAACAAACCGCTCTATCTCCCGGCTGGTGATTACAAAGTCTCGGCACCGGCCGCGATGACCGTGCTCGGAGCGGCGTCAGCGCCAACCGGCAATAACATCAAGCTCACCGTCAACTCGACAGCCAACTATAAGACCGGACAGCTTTGCTACGTGATTGGTTTGAACGGCGTTACCAACAACGGCAACTCCATGGTCGCCGGGGCCAATTACGGCATCCAGGTAAACGACCTGACGCACATCACACTACGTTCTACCGTGTACGGCGGGACATGGACAAGCGGCGGGACAATTACGCGCGCCGCGCTCCAGATCCATAACGTTACCGGCGGCCGGATTGTCGGGGCGGGGCGCGAAGCTTGCAGAATAACCGTGACTACACCGAACAGTTCGGTGCTCGCGATTAATGGCATGGCGCGCAGCCACATCGAGGGGATTGATTTTGCCGCCACCGGAACGGGAACGGCGGTCGATTTTGATTTCGATTTTGCGCATGTCTCAAGAGGCGATGACGCAAGCACGCAGTCAACGCAAAGCAATCTATTCGTCAGCGTCGGATTCACCTCGGGTGCTTATGGCATCCGCTGCGGCTTGCACGGGCAACAGGTATCCGAGAACACGTTTCTGAACTGTTTTTGGGCAGGCAGCTCTGTCGCTGGATTGTATATCTCGAATTATAATGCGCTCTCGATGTCTGTCATGGGCGGCAACATTCAGGGCTGCGGGATCGGAATTTTTGTCTGGGCCGGTTCGTGTCCAATCATTCACGGGGTCGGATTCCAGAATCAAGTCGACGCAGACATTGCCGTAGAAAACTCCGCAGGCGACGGCTATTCAATCACGGCCTGCCGCAGTGAAACAAGTTTGAATAATACGACATTTGTTAGAGTGCACGCGGGGCCGCCAACGGTTATTGCGTGCTGCACCCAAATCGGAACAGCCAGGACAGGGGCCATATTTGCTTTCTGCGAGGTGGGCCTTCCGCCGTCTGGAACGGGCGCGATGATCATCGATGCCTGCTACAGCGACGCGGGCAGGATCGCAGGAAACGGAACCGTTTATATTCGGGGAAATGCGGGAGGAATCGCGTTCTCAAATACGGGTTATCTATCGGGGTTCGGCGGCGTCGTGGCGCAGAACATCTGATGGTGGGCAAGGGTCAACGCAAATGAGCATGCTTCGCATCAGCGTCGATTACGACAAACTGCCCGATGCTTTGCTTGTGACGGCAAAGCAGCACATTCGCATTGACGGCAACTATGAGGACGAGTTTATTCTAAGCGTGCTGAAGCGTTCGATCGGGCGATTTGAGGACAAGTTCGGCGCGACGCTCAACAAAGCGACGTGGGAATGGTGCCCGACGTCGGCGGAGTTTCGTTCGGGCCAAGCGCGCGTGCCGCTCACGCCGGTGACATCATTCACCGCCACGCTCGCCGACGACACGGTTGTTACCGACGATTATGCGATCTGGACCGATAGCGTCACCGGCGTGCCGATCCTCTATCTCACCGGCGCCTGGGCAAGCGGTGTGGTGATGACTCTGGAAACTGGTTTCACTGTCGAGACATTGCCGCCGTCGGTGCTCGACCAGGTGCTGCGCAGCGCCGCGCATCTACATGAACATCGCGAGATCCTGATCCCGGGTAGCGAATTCGTCGCGCCGGATCTGGCGCTTGATGCGACCTGGTGGGTCCCGCGGGTTTGATATGCCGATCGCATCCCTGATTGAAAGCGGCGCCGGTGCGTTGCGCGCGCGCTGCTTGTTCTCGCGGCCGGACGCGGTGTCGGATGAATACGGCAACGTTAGCACCGGCTGGCGCGAAATGTTCACCGTCTCGGCGAACATCACACCGCGGCTCGGCGGCGAGGCGGTTGACGCCGCGCGCCTCGCCGGCCGGCAACCGGTGATCATTCGCGTGCGGCAGTCGGACGATACCCGGCAGATCCGCACCGATTGGAAGGCGGTGAACGTTAGCACCGGCACCGCATATAACATTCGCACCGCGGTCGATCCGAACCAGGGCGACATGGAACACGGGAAATACATCGACATGCTCGCCGAGGCGGGAGTGGCGATCTGATGGCGACCAACCAATCGGTGAAGCGGCTGCAGGCGATCCTGGCACTATTGCCCGAGCAGATGAAGGCGCCGGTGCGCGCGCAAGTATTCAACCAAGCCGAGGTGCTGCGTCGTGCGATGATCTTAAAGGTACCGGTCGAGGAAGGCGGCGGCACGCTGCGCGACTCGATCCGCGTCGAGCCTGGCCGCAATGAAATGCGCGCATTGGTGAAAGCCGGCGGGGCGCCGACGACGGTCCGCGGTTACGACTACGCTGCCGCCCAAGAATGGGGAACGCAGAAGCAACCGGCGCAACCGTTTTTCTGGGTCAGCTACCGCAGCAAAAAGCGCCAGATCCGCACCGCCATCAAAGCGACGATCAAGGTCGCACTCCAGGTCAATTGGCGCGACTGATGATCGACGCATCGCTGCCGGTGCAAAAGGCGATCCGCACCAAGCTGGCCGCCGATGTCACCGAGGTCGCCGGCCGGATTTATGACGCGGTGCCGGTGAGCGCGGTCAAACCGTATCTGTCGTTCGGGCCGTTCGATGTGCTGCCCGAGGCGGCCGACTGTTCGCAGGGCGCCGACATCACGCTGCAGATCGACGGATGGGCCACCGGGCCCGACACCGTCGCCGCCAAGCGGCTCGGTGCTGCGGTCGCCAAATCGCTGCAATGGGCCGAGCTCCCGCTCGATGAAGGGCAACGCCTGGTCATCCTCTCGATCGAAACCGTCCGGCATCTGCGCGACCCGGACGGCATCACCGCGCACACCGTCGTCACGGTGCGCGCACAAACCGAACCGCTAGCAACCTGAAAGGACCGCAGCCATGGCCGCGCCGATCACTGTTCCTTATAAAGATTTCATTGTTACGATCGGCGACGGAGCAACGCCGACCGAGGTGTTCACCAAGCCGTGCGGGTTAACGACCCAGGGGATCAACTTCACCAAAGAGGTGAACGAGGTCCAGGTGCCGGACTGCGACGATCCGGACATGGCCGCGGCAACCGAACGTGCCGTCACCGCGACGTCGGCGGCGATCACCGGCGAGGGCATTCTCGCGGCAGAGTTCTTTCCTGACTGGTGGGATTTCTACACCTACAACGGTTCGCGCAATGTGAAGGTGCAGCTCGTCACGCCGGCGCCGAACGGCGGCACCTGGCTCGGCCGGTTCATCCTGACCACGTTCAACGTCACCGCCGCACTCGGCGAAAAGGTCGGCGTGGCGGTCGAGATGCAGTCCGACGGTGTCGTGACCTGGACGCCTGCCGTATGAGCTCGGACGGATCCATCACGCGCGCGTGGGGCGACGGCGAACACCGCTTTCGCCTGCGCATCGGCGAGCTGCGCGAGCTCGAAGCCAAGCGCGAGGCCGGCGCGTTCGAAATCTATTCGCGCCTTGCGAGCGGATCCTGGCGCGTCGATGACATCGTCGAGGTGTTGCGGCTCGGTCTGATCGGCGGCGGTATCGCGCCGGTGATGGCGCTCGGCCTCACCGCAAAATACGTCACGCCGACCAGCTTCCTCGAGAACGTCGTCGCGGCACGCGAGGTGCTGTTGTGCGCGCTGTTCGGCGATCCCGCGGACGCGGTGGGAAAAGCGATCGGGGCGGCGACGGAGACGCTCACGGACGAACCAAGTTCTCCGTCTACATCGGCGCCGGCGCAGCAATGGGATGGACGGTTCGCGACGTCGACGAGTGTTCCCTCTGGGAATTCGCTGCTGCCGTCGACGGATGGCGCCGATGCCATGGCGCCAGTGAACCGGAAGCACCTCGCATGACCGTCGAGCGTTACGACGAAATAGTCGCGCAATGGCAGACGAACCAAAGTTAATCGTCGCCGTCGAGGCGCGGCTCGACCGGTTCGAACGGCAGCTCAAACAGGCCGGCCTGATCGCCGAGCGCGAGCTCAAGAACATCGAGCAAAAAACCTCGGGCATTACGTTCGGCGTTGCCGCCGGCAATCTGCTTGCAAACGCCATCACCAAGGCGATGAGCTCGGCGGTCGACGAGATCAAGCGCGTCGTCGATGAGATGCAAAAGCTCAACGATGTATTGCGGCTCACCGGTTTGACCGCCGAGCAGTTCCAGCGCGTTGCGTTCGCCGGCATGTCGGGTGGATTGGGGGCCGATGCTATTAGTGCGGGCCTCGAGGCGGTCGGCGCCAAGATGAACGATATCAATCGCGGCGAGACCGATCTCTCAAAATTCCTCGACGCGAACAATCTCAAATACAAGGAGCGCAACGGCCTGGTGAGCGATGCCAATAAGGGGCTCGAGCTCGCCGCAACGCTGATGGGTAAAGCCGGATCCGAATTCGAAAAGGTCAGGATTGCCGAAAAATTCGGCCTGACGAAAGATTGGGTGAAGGTGCTCGGTGAAGGCGTCGAGAAATTCATTCAAATGAAAGAAGGTGCCAAGGTCGACGAAGACCTCGCCCGCGCGCTGCAACATATGGAAGCGATCAGCAAGCTCGCGACCACGATCGCCGCCGAAATGAAATCGTGGGGCAATTCGCTCATTGTGCAGGTCTTGCCGGCACTGGAGTCGGTGTTAACGACCGCCGTCGAAATCTTTACTTCGCTATCTAAAGTCACCAAGGGCGGCCTGATCGAGAAGATGGTCGACAATGATCTCGCGACGCTGACCCGGTATCTTAATTTTGTAAAGCAAGCGCGCGCGGAAGCCGAAGGGCCGCTCAAGATCCGCGTCGACAAGCCGAGCGGTGTGGTCTTTCCCAAGGAAGGCGGCACAACCGAGAAGGATGCGCTCGAGAAACAGGTCGAGGCGCTGCGCAAGATCAACGCGCTGGCCGAGACCGAGCTCGGCCTGGTCGGACAGACGACCGCCAAGCAGGAGGAAGCGCGCCAGATCACGCTGTTGCAGGAGGCGGCCAAGCGCGCCGGGCTCGATGCCGAGACCGCGATCACCGAGGAAATGCGCAAGCAGGCGCAGCTCGGCGGCGAGATCAAGCAGAAACTGGTCGAGCGTCAAGCCGCCTGGTCGGAGATGATGTCGGCATCGAAAGAACTCGGTTCGATCATGTCGGACGCGATGAAAGGCCTGGTGCTCGAGGGCAAGAAATTCGATGAGGTGCTCAAGAACATCGGCAATAGATTGGCCTCAAAGGCGTTCGACAAACTGTTCGACATCATGTTCGCAGCTCCCGCAGGCGGCGGCGGTTCGATCTTCACCAATCTGCTCGGCATCAAATCGGTCGGCGCGCGCATGGCCGGCGGTCCGGTCAAGGGCGGCGGTGCCTACATGGTCGGCGAGCGCGGGCCCGAGCTCTTCATGCCGAAGCGATCCGGCCAGATCGTGCCGAACACTGCGCTCGGCACCGGCGGTCGCGGGATGAATGTTGTTGGACCGACCACCAACGTCGTGGTGCAGGGCTCGGCCGATGCGCAGACGATCGGCCTGATGCAACAGATGCTGGCGGCGCGCGATCGCCGCTTTGTCGCCGACGTGGCGCACGCAACCACCGAGCTGCGGCGCCGCTCGGCGTTCGCTTGAGGAGGATGCCATGCTTGAATCCCTATTGATCGGGCTGCTCTACATCCTGCTGTATGCGGTGGTCGCATCGATCATCGTCTACGTGATCATCTATGCCGCGGCGGCTTTTGGCTTTCCATTGCCTCACCCGATTCCGAAACTGTTGTGGGCCATTGTCGCGATCATTGTGCTGATCATGTTGATCTCTTTGTTGATGGGCTGGAACCCGAGGTTTCGTGTCGAGGGAAAGCCAAGTGGATCGGTTGCCGCCCTATCCGCAGGCACCGCCGCCGATCTGCCGCGGGTGCTGATCAATCACGGCGCTGTAACAATCTGACATGATCACATATCCGCGCGATTTCCCCGACGCCGACATCGTCGCGACGCGCTGCAATTTTGATTACACGACGCTCGGCGAGATGAGCCGCACCGCGGCCGGCGCGATCACATTCCAGGAACGCATTGGTGGAAGCCTGTGGGAATTGAGCGTGACGACCAAGCCGCTCAACGAGGCCAACTATGGCAAATGGCACGCCTGGTATTTGTCGCTGCGCGGCGGCCGGCAGTCATTCATGGGGCGGGATCCGCGGCGCTGCTGGCCGCTCGCCTATGGGCCCGGCGTGCTGTCGCTGACCCGGGCCGGCGGCGGTGCGTTTGATGGCACGTGCAATATCACCGCGGTCGCCGGCGATACGATCACGCTCGGCAATCTCCCGGCGTCCTACAAGATCAGCATCGGCGATTATGTTTCCTTTCCTTGGCTCGGTGGGCGCGCGCTGGTGAAGGCGCTCGAGCCGATCACCGCCTCGGGTGGCGGCGTCGCCGGTCCGATCACGGTCGGACCATGGCAACGCACCGGCGGCACGGTGCCGGTAGTCGGCACCCTGGTGAAAGCCTGGTGCTTGATGCGGCCGAAGCCGGGATCCTGGCAGGGCTCGCGCGCGCTGGTTGAGCCGGTGACGTTCGAAGCAATCCAGACGCTGGTGTGACATGCGCGACATTGACCCGACGATCCTGGCGCAGATTGCCCGGGGAGCCTACGCAAACACGCTGCTGTTGCTGTTCGATCTGCCCGAGGGGCTGTTCGGTTTCTGGAACGGGTACGGCACGCTGACCGTCAACTCGATCCCATACGTCGGCGCCGGCTCGCTGCTCGAGCTGTCGCAGTTCAACCTCGGCACCGATCTTGCCGCCTCACCGATGACGGCGCGGCTGCGCGCTGTCCCCGAGACTGAGCTCTCGCCGGATCTGCTCGCGACGATCGATGCCTACCAATACAAAAACCGGCCGGCGCATTTGTCGCTGTGCTGGTTTGATCCGGTCACCGGTGCGGTGGTGACGGTCATTCAATGGTGGCAGGGTTACATCGATCTGATCACGCATGAGCAGACGATCGGCGGCGACTATGTGTTGGTGGCGCACCTCGAGCCGATGTCCCTCGATCACGCCCGGCTCGGCTATCGCATGCGATCGGATTCCGATCAGAAGCTGATCGATCCTGCCGACCGGTTTTTTGAGCATGCCGCGATCACCGCGTCGCAACAGATCCCCTACGGTCGGAGGCCGGACGGCACCTCGGCGACGTTCCTGCAGGGGCCGCACTGATGCGCCGCGAGGATTGGTTTGAGCGGCTTGCCGAGGTGATTGAGCGGCATGAAGAGATGCCGTTTGCCTACGGGCAAAGCGACTGCGCCACACTGTTACGCGACGCAATCCTGGCAATGACTGGCGCGCTGCCGGATCGGTTTTGCCTGGTCTATGACGACGCCGCCACGGCGCGCGCGGCACTGCGCTCGCGCGGCCACAATAACCTGGCCGAGATACTCGCCGCCGAGCTCGAGGAAATTCACCCGGCATTCTGCGGTCGCGGCGACGTCGGGATTGCCGACTATCCCGGCGCGATCATCGGGGGCGGCGTGATCTGTGTCGGGCTCGAGCTGATCGGCAAAGGCCAGACCGGCACGGTGCGGTTGCCGCGCATGGCGCTGTCGCGGGCGTTCCGGGTGCCATGAAACGCCTGGTGCTCGCACTGCTGGCGACCACATGCCTGACGGCACCGGTGCAGGCCGAGCCGATCTCGACGGCGATCGGCCTCACCGCAGTAATCGCCGGCACTGGCTTAAGCACTGCGGTTGCCGGTGCGATCGGCGGCGCGGTGATCAGCGGCGTGGTTGCCGCGGGCATCTCGGTCGCCGCCTCGACGCTCGCCAAGGGCAACCAGCCGAGCGAGGGCGCGGCGGCGGAAAAGGGCGGCACATCGCTATCGGTGCAATACGGCGCCGGCCTACCGCGATCGGCGCGCATGGGCCCGGGCGCGACCGGCGGGCATCACGTCTACACCAACGTCTATGGTGCGGCGCCATTCGAGAATATGTTTCTGCAGTGCGTGTTCGTGATCGGTGACGGCCAGCACGGCAAGTGCACGCGCGTTCGGTACAACGGCAAAGACTGCACGCTGCCGACAGATCTGGGGCCCGGCGGCTGGTCGGTTCCTGAGTTTGTCCAGGCCGGCAATCCGCGGGTGATCCTGCGCTATTTCCGCGGGCGCTATGACCAGGCGGCCGATGGCGATCTGATCACCAACTCAAACCCGCCTGGCCGCTGGACCGCCGACCATCGCGGTGCCGGCGTTTGCTATCTGTCGGTGACGCAAGTTTACGACGAGGAGCTCGGATTGACCGGCATTCCATCGGTGCTGGTCGAGACGGAAGGGCTGGTGCTGTACGATCCGCGCAAGGACTCGACTAACGGCGGATCTGGCGCGCACCGGTGGGGCCTCACCGACACCTACGAGCCGAGCGCAAACCCGGCGGTGCAGGAATATAATTTCCGCCGCGGCATCTACTGTAACGGGCAACGCCTGCTTGGCATGACAATCTCGCCGGTCAATCTGCTGCTCGCGATGTATCACGCCGCGGCGAACATCAATGACGAGCCGATCCCATTGGCCGGCGGCGGCAGTGAGTCGCGCTACCGCTGCTCGATCGAGGTGAACGACGCGCGCAGCAATGCCGACGTGCTCGGTGCCATCCGCGGCGCGACTGCGGGCTGGTCGCTCGAGCGCGGCGGCCAGTTCGGGCCGGTGCCTGGCGTGCCGCAGATCCCGGTCGCCTCGCTCGCATTCACCGATGACGATCTGATCGTTGGCGAGCGCGCGACGTTTACCAAGTATCGCAGCCGCACCGAGATTGTCACCGCGGCGCACGGATCGTTTTCCGACCCGATGCAATATTGGGCGAGCGCGGCGTTCCCGCCGCGGGTCGATCCGACCAGCGATGCCTACATCGGCGAGCGGATCGCGCGCGATTTCGATCTGACGCAAGTCTATAGTTCCAGCCAGGCGCAACGCATCGCGGAAAGCGAACGGCGCCGCACGTTGCAGGAAGGGCAAGGCACCGTCACGCTGCCGGCCAAATGGATTGGCGTGCAACCGGGCGATTGGCTCACCTACAATTCGCAGCGCCACGGCAGCATGACCATCCTGATCACTGGCGCGCAGCTCGACACCGTGCGGCACCTGGTGACGCTGACCTACGAGCGCACATCGAACAGCGTCTATTCCTGGACGACCGCGGGCGAACTGTTCCCGCCTGACGTCGGCGCCGGCGGCATTCCCGGGTTCATCACCATGATCGCCGAGGGCATGGTGGCAACCGGCATCAACATCCCCGGCGATGGCGGGTTGGTCACACCGGGCATTCATTTTGCCTGGACGCCGATTATGGATCCGAGCGTCGACCAGATCGATTTCGAGATCCGCAAGGTCGGTGACACTGCGATCTTGCCGTTTACCGCGGACTTTCCCTCGTCGGGATCGGCGGTCTGCTCGCACGGCATCCAGGCGGCGACCAATTACGAATACCGACACAAGCTTTACACCACGCCGTATCGCGACACGCCATGGTCGGCGTGGGCCACGGTAATGAGTGGCACGCAGCACATCGTGCCGACGGCATTCAGCTCGATCCCCGGCGACGTCACGCTCGCATCGTTCGAGCAAGGCTTGCGCGACTACGTCGGCAAGCAGCTATCCGCCAGCATGGCCGAGGTCGATCGCATCGAGCAGATGATCGCCAACGAAGCGGCCGAGCAGGACGCGCATAACTTCCTCGAGCGCAAGTTGGCGAAAGAGGGCGACGTGCGGCTGCGCGAACAAGTCAGCGCGCAGTTCGGTTTTGTGTGGCGCGGCACCTGGGATGAATTCACGCAATACCACGACGGTGACCAGGTCCGGCACGAAGACGTCATGTATTGGACGACCGAAGATGTGATCACCACGCCGCCGCCGAACGATCCGTGGGAGATCTTGGTCTCGAGCGCGATGATCGCGGAAAACTGGATGACGTTCGCCGGCACTGACGGCGCTGCGGCGTCGACGTCCAACATGATCGAGGCGCGGTTCAAGGGAACATTCGAGGGCGTCAACAGCGATCTGCAGGACGGGCAATCGGTCGCGACCGCGCTGTCGGTGATCAAGGCATTTGCCGGCGCCGACTACGCGGTTGCTGCAACGTCGGACCAGATCGAAGCACGGTTCAAGGGCGGTCCGGTTAACGGCACGCCGAACGACATGACGACGTCAGTCGCAAACCTTATCACGCAATGGTCGGTCTATGCCGGGCCGGATCTCGCGGTGGCCAAATCCGAAAGCGAGGTGCTGGCCTCGATCAACGGTAACACCGCGAGCATCACGACCAACTCGACAGCTATCGCGAACATCAACGGCGCACTGGCCGCCGCTTGGACCGTGACGCTTGACGTCAATGGATTCGTTAGCGGACTGAAGCTTTACAACACCGGCACGACATCCAACTTCACGATCATCACCGACAGTTTTCTCATCGCCAAGCCGGGCGCCGCGGGACCGACACCGGTATTTGCGCTCGGTACAAGCAACGGCACCGGCAAGCTGATCTTGCGCGGCGACATGATTGCCGATGGTACGATAACCGCCAATGCGATCGTTGCCGGATCGATCCAGGCGATCCATGTCGGCACCAACCAGATCATTGCGCACGCGGCCAACATCGCAAACCTGGTGGTGGATAACATCAAGATCGCGGACGGCGCGGTGACGAATTTCGGCGCGGCCTCGGCGGGCGACAATGTCACGATCGACAGCTTTTCATTTTTTCAGGTCTTGGCGACCAGTGTCACCGCGCGCGGTGTCGCTGGAAAAACGATCTTCGTCTATGTCACCGGTACAGCATTGATCGCGGCAGTTACGCCAAGCGGATGTGTGGCGCTGTGGCGTGTTTTGATCGACGGCGTCGAAGTCATGCAGCAAAATCTAAACTTCCCGCCGCTCGGTAGTGCCACTCAAGAACACTGTGTGCCGATTGCGGTCGGCAGGGAAGTCGCTGCGACCGGCGGCTCGCAAACCATTCCCGTCACGCTCGAGGTGCGCAAATTATCCGGCGTGACGGTCGGTGAATTGCACATTGTTGTGCGCCGTATGTGCGCGCAGAGTTTTGCTCGATGAACAGTTACGTGCACTATGATCCAGCGACCGGCGAGATCCGCCAGGTCAGCACCGGCGGTGCACCGCCTGAGGTCGAAGGCGCCGCGGTCGCAGAGTTTGCTAACGTGACTTATTGGGAAATTCTCGACACGACCCAGTGGCGCGTGGACGTGAACACAGTGCAACAGCGCGCCGGCGTCATCCGCCTGGCCGAGCTCGTAAGGATCAACTAGATGGCGCTCGGCGGCATTTACGAAACCGGCACCGTGTCGATCACGACGGGCGGCGTCAACGTCATTGGGTCCGGCACGCTGTGGACGCCGATCGTCGAGATTGGCGATTGGCTGTTCATCAACGGCCAGGTCGGGCTGATCGGCGCCGTCGTCGATGACACGCACCTAACACTTGAGAGCCCATGGCAGGGCACGCTGCCGACGTCGGCGGTCTACGTGATCGTCAAGATGTCATGGCTGCGCTACGACCCGGCGCTGACGCAGTCGAAGGTGCGCGAGCTGCTCGAGCAACTGCACGCGCAGGGGAATTTCCTATTCGTCGAGGGCGATGAGCCCGACGACTCCGTGGGCGAGGACGGGCAATGGGCGCTCAAGACCAACGTGACGCCGTGGCAACTCTGGTTCAAAGAAGACGGCATATGGGTTCAGCAGGCACCGCCGGCGGGTATTCGCTGGCGCGGTGCCTGGAGCGCGGCGGTCACCTATAGCGAAGCCGATGGTGTGCAGCACCTCGGCTCGAGCTACATCAGCAAAACCGCAAACACCAACCAGCCGCCGAACCTCAACGCCGACGATTGGGATCTGATGGCAGCCAAGGGCGACGTCGGTTCGGCGGGGCCGCCAGGGCCGGCGAGCATTGTATGGAAAGGCGACTGGAACAGCGCGACGCCTTACGCAATCAATGATGCGGTTTTCGATCTCGGCTCAAGCTATGTGGCGATCGCCGGCAACATCAACTCGCGCCCGCCAAATGCAAATTGGAATGTACTGGCGCAGGGTGTCAACGCCACGCCATTCGACGCGCTGGCCTACAACGGGATGCAGATCAACGGCTCGATGGAGGTTAGTCAGGAACGGGGAACCTTGGCTATCACGACCAGCGGGTACGTTTGCGACGGTTGGATACAGCTATTTGGTGGGACGATGGTGCTTACCAGTGCTGTCGCACTAGGCGGCGCGCTGATCCCCGGCCTCGCTAGTTATTTAGCCATGAACGCCTCAACTGCGCAACCGTCATTAGGCGCAGGCGACTACGCCGTGCTGGCGCAAAGGCTCGAAGGATACCGCGTATCAAGATTGGGGTGGGGCACGGCTAGTG